TGAACAATTAATTAACTATATAAATAAATAATTATGAGCAGAGAAATATCATACACAACAAGAACCTTTTATGTACCAGCAAATAAAATTGATACGCTGGTAGAATTTCAAGGTAAATGCAAAGAGAACGGTCACAGGTCTTATTCTGAGGTGTTACTGAGTTTAATGGAGCAATACAACAGTCAATGATACATTATCCACACCCTCACAACGAACAGCACCATAACGATAACATATCTCATTGGTGGGCTTATGAAACTAACAAGTATTTACAAGATAGATTAAGAAACTTAGTTGTAAGAGCTAACTGGAACAAAAGAATTATTTGTCAAATAAGATTATCAAGCAATGACTTAGAAATACATAGACATAGATTTGATGGTTACATTTCACAATTAGACAACATTGCAAAACAATTAAAAACTATTGCGGTGCAATACAATGAACAAAGAATAAATAAATTAAAAACTATATTTACAAAAATTAAAAACTATGAAAATTAAAGAAATAGCACAAAAATATAATTTGTCAAAAGATGACTTTTGGGAATTAAAAAGAGGTACACGCTCAATGTGGATAATTACACACGATGCTTGTGAAAAGATAGCAGCTCAAGAAAACATACAGTTTGGCGCACCTACAATATATAGAGACAGCAACCAAGATGTTGCAATTGTTGGAGATGCAAAAAGAGGTAATAAAATAATCTGGTCAACTGGAGAAGCAAGTCCTAAGAACTGTAAAGCTCCTTACCCTTTTGCAATGGCTGAAAAGAGACTGAAAGACAGACTCGTTTTAAAATTAATAGATGCTTATCAGTATTCAATTTATTCAGATTCTGAAGCGGATAACTTTAAAAAACAATGATAGAAACAAACGTTTTAGAGGTGATACAAGTGGTCTTGCTTTGCCTCACATTGGGAGTTGTAATCGGAACTCAGTTAAATAAAAAATAAATCAAACTATATATTATGAAAAAGAATCACTTAAGTTACTCAGCATTGTGCCAGTTTAAAAAGTCACCAAATCATTTATTAGCTTACTGGAATAAAGAAACAAAAACTACAGATGCAATGCAGTTTGGTACAATAATACACAAGATGTTATTAGAACCAGAAACATTTGCTGATGAGTTTGCAATATTTGAAGGTGCGAGGCGAGCTGGCAAGCAATGGGTAGAGTTCAAAGAACAGAACGAAGGTAAAACACTAATTAAGCAACAAGAGTTAGACGATGCTAATAAAATAATTAACAACGCAATGTCACATCCAGTACTTACTGAAATGATGCAGAATAAAGAAGCTGTTGAAATTAGATTGGACTGGGAACATAAAGGAGTTGCTTTTAAAGGCTTTGCTGACCTTTTAACAACGTTTAACGGTAGAAAGTGTGTAGTAGATATAAAAACTACTTTTGATGCTGGTAGACGTTTTGAGCGTGACTTGTACTACAATGACTATAAAATGCAGTTAGCAATGTATCAAGACCAATATGATAAAGATACAGATGCTTATATTGTAGCAATAGAAACAGCAACACCTTTTAATATACAGGTTTATAAATTAGACGATAGTTTATTGTTTAAGGGCTGGATGGATTACGACCATTATACTGATAAGTTTTTAGAATGGGATGGTAAGCCACAGGGTTACTCAAATAGTATAGTAGAAGTAAAAACAGAAACAGAAGAAATATTATGAAAAAACTTGCAATAATAGGTGGTTTATCTTTGATGACTGCTGGCACTACAAGTATAGTCTGGCACAAACAAAACTTAAATTTAAACCCTAATACATTTGCAATAGCTACAGGAGGGTTTTTTGTAGCTGTAGGAATAACCTACAAATTTTAAAAATCAAAAACAAATAACAATGAATAAAAAAGAAGAAACAATATACTGCGGAAGCGGTAAAGTTATGAATGACAAATGGTTAAAAGTAACTATTAATCCAACTAAAATTGCTGATTACATTCAAGAGTATAATGGCAATAAGTTTATCAAATTAAATATTAATATAAAAGATGAGCCAGACCAGTATGACAAAAATGTAAGTATTAGTGTTGATACTTGGAAGCCAGATGCGGAAGCACCGAAAGCTGCTGTAAAAGAAACTTCAAATGACTTACCCTTTTAAGTATTATGAAAGAATCAAAAGTCTTGAAAGCATTGGGTTTGACTTCGTTAGATATACAAAATTTATTGATGAGCGGGGTATCAATGCCAGAAATAGCAAAGAGGTATAAAATTAGTTATATCTCTTTAGTACAGGCATATAAAATTCAAAAGAAAAACTTCAAGTATATTGATTTTTTACAACCTAAAGAAGAAGCGAAGGACATTAAAAACGTGTCCTTTGCTTATGATAGGTTATATGACGAAAAATCACTTGATGAATCAGAATTAATAGCCTATTATAAATATGAATCAAAAAACAAAGCATATTATGAAATATATTGAAAAGAAAAACAAAATAATTAACGATAAATATACTGAGTATATATATAATTCTTTTGATATACAAAACAAAGAAGAAACTACAGTAAAGATTCCTATAAATTTTTCAGATTGTAAATCATTTGATTGGAACATAGGTGTTATTTATGGTGGTTCTGGAACTGGAAAAACAACTTTATTAAAAGAATTTGGTAATTTAAGTAAATGTATATTTAATGAAGAAAAACCAGTTATAAGTAATTTTGATTGGTTAGAACCAAACGAAGCTACATTATTATTAAGCTCTATGGGTTTAAGTTCTGTACCAACTTGGTTAAGACCTTTTCACACTCTATCAAATGGAGAACAATATAGAGCAGAATTAGCTTATAAAGTAGGTAAAGCTAAAGAAAACGAAACTATATTAATTGATGAATATACCTCTGTTGTTGATAGAGATGTTGCTAAAGCAATGAGTAATGCTTTACAAAAATATATAAGAAGAAACAATAAAAAAATAATATTAGCAAGTTGCCATTTTGACATAATGGAATGGTTGTTACCAGATTGGACTTATTCACCACTAAAAGGGAGGGTTGAAAAGCCCTCCTTACTTCGGCAATCAAGACCAAAAATTGAATTACAGATATTTCGATGTAGATATGAAGCTTGGAATATATTCAAACAACATCATTATTTGACAGAAGATTTAAATAAAGCTGCTAAGTGTTTTGTAACAATATGGAATGATAAACCAATAGGTTTTATAGCAATTTTACCAATGCCAAGTGGTACAGTTAAAAATGCTTATAGAGTTTCAAGACTTGTTATATTACCTGACTTTCAAGGATTAGGTATTGGAATTAAAATATTAAATATATTTGGTTCAATGTATAAAAAAAACAATCAGACATTATATATAAAAACAAGTAATCCTTCATTATTTATTGGTATGAGTAGAAATATTAAATACTGGTTTTTAAGTGGAGAAACAAATAATGTAGAACAAATTAAAAAAAATAATATAAAATTAATAAATGAAAACAAAGACAACGGAATAAAATTAATAAAAGAAAGTGTTACAAAATCTTACAAGTATATTGGAAAAGAATATGAAAATAAAATTGATATTATCACATTTAATGCTGATGCTTGGAAAGATGTAGCTCAAAATCAAACAAGATTATTTTAAACAATTAAACTATAAATTATGAAATCAATAAAATACAACGAAAAATATCACAACAATAAATTAAATTTTTTACTAAGTCATAAATCAGATAGACAAAGAACTATTATGGATATTGACACATTAATAACTAAATTTAATTCTAAATACGCTTTTATAATAGATCATAAAAATAAAAATGATAAATGCTCTATTAATCTTTATAAACAACTTTCTAATTTATCTAATATTAAATTAAATGATAATACTATTATAAAGTGTTTTATAGTAAAAAGTGAAATAGAAATTAAAAATAATGAATCAACTGCTGAAACACTAAATGCAGTTACATACATACAAGAAATAAAATTTAATAAATTTGGTAAAGAACCAAAAGATTTTATTAAAAATGAATACAATATTACTAATGATGATGTTTTAGTCAATTTTTTTAAACCTGAATTACACGAAGAAACATTAAAAAATATTTCTATATACGAACAATTAACTTGCTTTTAAACTAATCTATTATGAAAGAATTACCATACTTTAAATTTTATCCTAATCAATGGATAACTGGCTCAATATCATTTATGGACTTAGATGTTCAAGGTGCATTTATGAAAGTTTGCTGCTACTACTGGAGCAAAGAATGTAAAGTTTCAAGAAAACAAATCAAAACATTAATACCTAAACAATGGAGTGCTTTAGTAGATGCTGAGTTATTTAAGATAGAAGAAGAAACTATTAGTATTAAATGGTTAGATGAACAACACCAGCAAAGATTAGTAGAACACAAACGAAATGTAAGCAACGGTAAGAAGGGAGGCTTAAGCAGGGCTAAAGCATTAAGAAAAGATAAGATAAGAAAAGATAAATATGCAAATGATAATTTACTTAAAGTAAACGATGAAGTGCAAAAACTTCTTGA